TATTAATGATCATTTATATTATGATCGTATACCTTACATATAATAGTGTTACCACTATTATAACTATAGTATACCCTCCTTTTCTTTATAAAAGGATCTATGTCTATTGTATTCTAATTAAAAAAATTAGCGTAGGCATCATATGCAGAAGCCGGTGTCATTTTGACCGGTTCCTTATATGTACCTTCGTCCAATTCTATTAATTTCTTTAGATCAATAGAGTAATTATTTTGGATAAGAGAAAATAAATCTAGATTGTATGAATATGTTGATTCTCCAATTGAAGAACCATACATTATTTCATCAGTCTCATTTATTTTCTTAAATCCTAAACTAAATATTTTTCCTGTATTTAGTAATTCGAGAGTTTTGTTTCTCTCCTTACCAAATACATGATCAATATTTAGCATTAATAATTCCTTGGATTTCTGTCTGTAATTAAGATGGTTTACATCTCACTTACTTACAGAATCTTTGTAATTATTAATGTAATTAACTATTCCTTTAAAAATAGGATAATTTCTCAATTCATTTGGGTCTTCTAAATTATAGATAGATTTATTTTCTATAACTTTAGAAGCCAAATTGTTTAGAGAAACCATACTATTTTTGATGGAACCTCCCATTCCCTGAGCCACAACATCATCATACGTAGTATGAATTAACTGTTCATCAGGGATCATGAACTGTTCATTTGTTATTTTTAAACATAACAATTCTCTTAGAGAATCGTATGTTAAAAATCCAAATGAATAGTCCAATGACTTATGGAAGGTATAGATCTTCATTTTAAATCTTGAATTATTAAATTTCTTTGATAATTTAAGACTTAAACCTTTATAAAGGGAAGATAATATACATGGAAGATTCTTAGTAGAACCTAGGTAATTCCCCTTAACTTTATAAAAGTCATAGAGATTTACCATTACTATGAAAGGATTTTCGATATTTTCGACAATCCCATTCATTGGTAATCCAGTAAATTCTTTTCCTTTACAGAATCATCTTTTAGCAAATTCATATGTATCGTGAGATACATGTGTTTTACTATCAGATAATTCCACACCTAGATAATTCATTCATTTCATATAAGTTCTAGCGACTTTATCGTTTTTTATAACAATATCGTCACCAAGAATTATATAATCTGAAAAATTATCATAACCATTTAGTTTTGCACATCAGTGCAGTACTAGATGGTGTGTAAGTGTAAAGGCAGCTCAGGAAGAATAAGAGCCCATTGGTTGACCAGTCCTATATTGGATTAAGTCACCCTCCGGTGTCTCAAATTTCCTATCAGATAGAATAAAACTTCATCCATCAGCGACTTCTTTAGATATTGCTATCTCAAGAAGTCTCCTCTGTAATGAAATTGGAAATCTATCTGTAGCTGATGACAGGTCTATAGATCAAAACATGTTTCCATCGTCCTTTCAATTATTTAAAGGATTCTGAGTATAAGTCCTATCACATGGAAGATTTTGAAGTTTATTCATTATCATTTCATGTATAGGTTTAAGGAAAAGTTGTGTATAGTAATCTACTATAGCAACTATTCTTAATTTACACTCAGGATCATAAATAAATGAAAGTTTACCTAATTTTTGCGATGGGAAATTCTTTTCCCATGCATAATTATATTGACTTTGGAAATATTCAATACCTGATTGGTCCGTTATTTTAAATAACGAAGCCATTAAATCATAACTATAAGACAATAAAGAACTGTAAGCAGTTTTTGTTGCCTTTCCATTTGGACCAGCCTTATTTGATAAATAAATATTTTTTATATCAAATTTTGGTTTTTCCATTTGGAGGTTATTATTTATTACGAATTCTTTAATAAAACCTGTAGGAATAGTTTTTACTATTCTTCCTGGTTTTGTTATTGAATCGTAATCAGGTTTGATTTTTAGTTTTTCTTTACCTTCAGCTTTAAGAGTTCTTGATAAACAAAGAACAGTCATTAAAAACTTTCTTTGTTCTAAAGAACCCTTTGCTAAAGGTTTAAGAAAATCTAAACGTTTTGGTCATCCATCAGAATCTAAACCAATTTTTAATTTATTAAATAACAGTGGTGAACCACACATGTACCTAGTACAGTGTAGTCTACACTGCTTTAAATACTTTACAGTCTTTATAAGACCTTGAGTATTTAATAAAATATTTAATAATTTAAAATATTTGTTTAGATAATCTAGAGTATTAATAGATGGAAATACAATAGAACATAGCTTAACTGTTATGTTATATAATTGTTTTTTCATTTATTTTTATCTGGATTGATGTATAATGTTTTATCTTCATTGTACGTCTATGGTGGAAGAATACCCCTCAGGTACTACCTGAGGAAGTTCCCTTAGATTCACAATAAAGGAATAGGGAACAAAAATTACTAAAACCTCTACTTAGAGATTTTCCGGGTATATATGTGATTAAGCATATATACGGAGTAATATCCAAAAATTAGCTGAAAAGCT